CTTCCCTTGCGGACTGTTCCGGCGTCTTCTGTTTAGGCTGTCTTGCCTCAAACTGTGAGATAAGATGTTCGCCTAATGCCTTGGCATCAATGGGCTGATTAACCCCAATGTCAGAAAGATCAGTGCCAGACATATGGAGCTTTGTCAACATATTACGGACAGCTTGCTTGGGATCAAGCTTAATCAACGCTCTATATTGCAAAGCCTCCTTGTATTCTTCATCTGTCAAGCCATGAGTGACTTGAAGTTGTGACTTCTCCTTGAGTGCATTATACCTCTCCAGAAGAACTCGTCCAGCACTAACTACTTTCTCATACTCTTGGGCAACTCTCTTGTTCCCATCCCGAGAGTTATAGAGAGCCTTCTTTAGTTTCTCGAAGACTGCTCTTGGCTTACCCGCAGCAAAGAGAACTTTTCCGTCACTGTCGAGAAGGTTACCTTGAGCATCAGCCTTAAAACTAAAGTTCTCCTTAGTTTCATCCTTTGCTACAGGAGTTGTAGGAGGAGTTCGCTGCTGTTGCTGATCTTCGTCGTCGTCGTCACTCTGCTGCTGCTGCTGATCATCATCAGCATCATCATCATCATCGTTCTGCTGTTGCTGTTGATCATCGTCATCATCCCCAAGATCATCATCGTCTTGAGGAGGAGTGATCAATTCCTTTTCGTCGTCACTGTCGTCCTCCGTCACTTGGCTGAGGAGGCTGTTGCGGAGGTCGTCCTGTTGTGCCTTGGGCATTGCTCTGTCCTTTCGTGATGTTCGCCAAAGCTTCCTTTTCCAACATATCCCAATCTTCTTGAGTCACAACTGTTCCGAATGCCGTCTGGAACATTCTCAGAAGAATGCGAAGTGTTGCTCCGGGGGCAGCTTGTCCCATCTGCCCGATAGATTGAGAGACTGTAATTGCCTCTTTCTTCTTATATTCAGTAGTTGGCTTCTCGATGCTACCAGCAGCGATCTGCATCCTGAATTTCTGATTAAACTCGTCAACTGTCATCTGCTGAAAGTCGGCAGCTTTCTTCTGTCCGATCATTCCAGCGATCTCTTCCTTTGAATACTTGCTCACAAGGACTTCACAGATAGACCAAGCGAGAGCTTCAAAGGCATCTTCGATAGCATCAACAACTATGCCAACTGTCTCTTGACGAGTTTGTGCTGCATAAGCAACAGCATCCTGAGTTGTATTTGCTTTGAATTGTTCTCCTCTATCTACAGCACTTGTAGAAGCTGATCGATCAATTGAAGCTCGAAGATTTCGAGTGTCGAAGAGTTGTTCATATTGAACAGAAGGAGGAGCAAGAACCTCAAGGATTTCGTTGATTTTCTTCTCACTCTTATTTGCGATGCCAATAGCTTGTGTCTCTGCTGGAGACCTCAAAGCATTGATCATCTTCTCGACTTCTTGCTTGTCGATATCCTGTGTGTTGTAGAGAATGATATTAAACACTCGATCTCGAATGTTCGCTATCTTCTTGTTGATCTTGTTGATCTCTTCAACCTGTCCAACGTAATAGCTGACTTCTCCGGGTTGGACGATATCCTCAATAGGTTCGCCGAATGGAAGAATGAAATGTCTAAAGAACCTAGACAAATTCATATCATCTTCTTCCACCCAAAGAGGATGTTTCCAATCTTCATCTGAGAAAAGATACCTACGACGAAGGATTTTGTCGTAGTAATAGTAACACTTTATCTTGTCTCGAAGAGCAAGTGATTGCTTGTCTTCATCTTTGTGTTCCATAACTGTTTCAACAATGCGAGCCGAAACATCTTCATCTGCTGCCTCTCCATCAGGCTGTACTACAACTTTTGTATTAGAACGGAGAGTCTTCGTTCCATCTTCATTATGTTGATAGTACTTCTGCTCTATGAAATCACGAGACTCATAGAACTCTTCTGCTACCCAATTCGCATCAGACAAATCAGGGAGAGTACAGGAAGGGTCAACAATGAGACAGTTCGGCATTACGTTCGTGACAGCGAGTCCTTTATTTTGAGTAATGGGCAAATCTCGATGAGCAATGTTCAACTTAGCGATGACTTCTCTAGCCTCTTCTTGAGACTTAACTTTTGTCAGATCATCCTCAAGCTTCTTAATGAACTCAATTGCTTCTTGTCTGCTTCCATCATGAGGCTGATAATCAAGCCGCATCACTCCAAAATTCGTAAGCTGTCCGTGCATAATCCATCGACGGACTTTAATCTTCATGTTCAAGCCGGGATACGTTGGCTTGTTCATCATGAATTTGAGAGTGTATTCAAGAGTGTCTGCGAGCTTCTTATCTTCATCCTCTCCTGTAAATTCAATGTGAGGATTTTGCATGTAAGTTGCTCTCATCAAGGAGCGAACTGTTGTCCTGATGATGTTTTCATCAGTGTTATTCTTGAAATGGAAGTTGTACTCGACGTCATTCTCTTTATCGACGCCTTCATCTCCGCATAGACGATACTGTCTAAATGAGGCATCCCATTTTAGATAGACAGCCTCATTCGCCTTGAGAGTATCTTTGATGTTTGTCCGAATGATCTCGCAAACAGCTTTAGGCGTGACAATGCTTTGTCCCACCGCAGGAAGAAAATCCTCTTCATCTACAGGTTCTGTAAGAGGCTCATCCTCAGGAAGGAGTTCCTCAAGAACGGCTAGTTGGGGACTTCTTGCCATTTCATATACTCCGGAGTGAGGACTGGCCTGCGGAAGTTGAAGACTGATGCCTCTGGAAGGCGCGATAGCATGTATTTAATCACGTCCATCGCATGGTCATTCTTATCATTCGGTTCATCTTGTCTCTCACCTTCACTGTTCGTCTTCCAGAAGTAAGTCTGAAACTCATCCTCAATGAAAGAGAGATCATCTGCAAAGTAAATCATCGGACCTTTTTCTTGAGAGGAGTCATAATGCATTCCGACTCTTGGAATGAGATACTCTGACACCTTCATAATACCTGATCCGATGACATTCTGTCCCGGCTTGAGAAAGAGATCAAATCTGTTCTTGAGCAACTTCGCTACAGTGTCTGTAGTCTTACCAGTTCCATCGACAATTGTCCTCTTGAAAATAGCAGGGTCGCACCAGATTGGGTTATCTTGTTGAACACCATAAGAAATGCGTTCTTGTTTCTCAAGGATTTCGGAACCGATATCATCAATGCTCATATTCGGTTTATAAAAACCATCCATGATAAAGACTCGACCATAGTAATCGACAAATCCTCCAAGATAACATGAAGGACTCACGATACCGAAATCGAAGCCTTCAACGTTATCGAGAGGACTCTTCGATCTGACAGCTTTATCGAGTATTTCATTCATGTCAGAGCGAGGGATCATATGGATCAGAGGGTTAAATTCTGGATAGACAAGCCCTTCATAGGCTGCCCACTCACCCATAAGAAATCTATTCCGCATCTGACCTTGATAGCTTGCTTCAAGACCAGTAAGGAAATCCTGTTCCAGATTGTGTTTGTTCTCATAAGTTGATCCTTCGAGAACCTCAATGATAGGCTCCATCGTAACAGGATCATGAAGAAGGTCTTCTGCTACAGTTCCTGTAGCTCGATACTTATGAAACGGCTTTACAATCTTTTTGTAGAACCAATTCGCAGTAGGATTTGCCGTCATGATTAGCCATCGAGGACCAGTCATAGGCATAGATCGATCACTGCCCTTGTAAGGAGTAGAACCACGGAGGCGACCGAGAAGATCAAGGAAATCCTTATACTGGATGAGAGGGTCTTCCATCTGATCCACGATTGCCCAATCATATGTTGCAGAGAGAAGGTTTGACGTTGTGATGCCATCAACTGACGCCTTTCCTCGCTGAGCAATATAACGAAAGTTCACAGTTGAACCATTCTTGAAGATGAGCGTGTTGTCATCTTTAGTAGGCCATCTCTTCACAGCACTATGAGGACACCATTTATAGAACTCCTTCCTAATGGTGTCATTGAGTTTCGGATATGTCTCTCTTGCAATGAGACCATTGCATCCGGGATAATCCATACAAAGTTGAATAGCTCTAACACAGACGGCTGCGGTCTTTCCATTACCGAAGCCTCCTGCTAGAACTTGTATCTTTTTCCTGCACTGTAAGAAGCGATGGTGAAGTCCACCTCTTACGATTTTGTATTTATCCACTGATTACTCCATTCTCTCCTACAGAATAGTTAACAAGAGAGTAAGGCTCACCATCAAGCTCTCCTAAATTCTCTAGAACATCTGCTTCAATCTCATCTTCATGATCAGTAGGATCATTTGGAGGAGGAAGCGCTGTAGAGTAATCCATACGACCATGCTCATAGAGAAAATTTGACACTTCCGGTGAACTGTCTACAACATTTGTATACCCATTTGTCGCTGATTTGTAAACAACAGGACCGAAGCGATCTCGATAGGTATGGAAAATAATAGAGTGCGTACCAAAGAACTCGACACCCAAAACAGGGTTTTCTCCATAATTGTCATAGAATGAGTAACCGAGGTCCTTGGTTAAAATCTTCCTGTATCCTTTGTATGCAAACTTCGTTGCTACAGGAGGTGTAGGAAGCATGAAAGAAAGCATGATTTCTTTGTTTCTAGCAGAAGCTCCTATAACATGAACATGCTCAAAATTATTCCCTGCTCTAAGTCCAGCGAGAACCTTAGCTTTATATGCTCCATACCAACGAGTAGCATTACCATCAAGATGACCATTGATTGCTGTAGGAAGTCCTGATGCTGGAATAGTCATCTTCTGTGGAACAGCATGAGCAGGACAACACAACCAAACTCGATCTTGGTTGATAGCAAATTCATTATGAAATTGCATGACTGCATTACTTTGTGTTGTATTTCTTGCAGCCCAATTTCCTCCTCCCGGTTGAGATATTAAGAGAGGAGGACGATTTGTCTGTCCCCAAGCAGACATGATTGTATCAATGAACAGAAGAAGATTGATCAACGTTTGATCATATACAGACCAGTGACTAGATACTGTCTGTTGCATCTCAGCTTGACCCTGATCAAAGGTGATAGCAGCGAGATTGAATGTCGTTGATCCTAATGTAGAGCCAAGCTTTGTAAAATAGCTTTGTGTTCTCTGCTTAGGAATGAAAGTTCCACCACTTTCTCCATCATCGTCGATCAAATCTTCTAATAGCATTCCTCCAAAACCATGAACGCAAGCAATAGCATTCTTTGTTTCAGGAGTTCCTGCTAAACTACGACGACGATAGAAGTCATAGACGAGACCGATAACATCAGCTTCGCCATTGATGCCAGAAGTTGGTGTTCGTCCTGTGTAGGTGTCGGGATCGTATCGATTTCCACTAGTTGGATTATCAATATCCATTGTAGCGAGAAGAGTTTGAAGAGTTTCACTTCCTCCAGATGAAGGTGATCCTATGTTTCCAAAAGGATACCACGTGTTATCTTCTCTTGCCGCTCGAACAGATGAACCAAGAGCATGAGCAACAATACTCCAAGGGGCTGTCCTTGTTTTAGGAGGATGAGCAACACCTCCTTGAGCAAGTGATTGACCAAATCCCATGAAGACTGGTCTGTCAGAACTCATCCAAGGAAGTGTTGGCACTACAGCGCCTGTAGCAGCAGCAGAATAAACCGATGCTGCCAAATCTTGAGCTTCTCTAACAGAAGTTGGTATCCCACTAATGGGATACCTTCCTCGATTGATTGGTCCAGATAATCCTGTAGACCTTCTCATGAAGCGGCTCTCACATAATCAATCATGCAGATAAATTGCATACCTGTTGCAATGTTTGCTTCTGTAAGAGGCGTTCGTCCTGTCGTTCCTTGTGAAAAGAGTGAAATCGTCTTGTCTGTTCCAATTTCACATGACAAGCCAGCAGGAATGTTCACTCCATTCGATACGACTACTACAGAACCTGTAGTAGCTGCCCCCGGAGCAGGCCAATCGGCTGAGTCTGCATTGTTGATGATCGTTAGGTCTCCTGCCGTAGGAGCAGAAACAGTCCCAAGTGTAACATTAAGGATCAGTTTGTAGAATGATGTAGCATCCACAGAAATCCTACTAGCATTCACACTTACAGGGATACCTGTTGCCGATCCACCAGTTCTTACAACTGGAGTAACTGTTACAGGAGGGAAACGAAGAGGATTTCCTAGAGTGTCAAAGCTGTCACTGATCCTAATCCTATCCCAAGCAATAGAAAGTTCATTAGAACTTACTATTCCAGTGAGACTGTCTACAGTACAACCAACAATTGCTGCTCGTCCCGGTGATCCAGATGGAAGTTGCAGAATTGTTGTAGCTGTTGCACTTGAAGGAATACGGCAACCATTGATGAAAGCGAATGACGTATCATCTTCACAACGAATGATTGCATCCGTCAATCCTGCTCTACCAACAGTAGTAGGAAGTCCTTTGACAAACTCAACATATGCTGCATCCGAGATGTAAGCAGCATATTGTCCTGTCCATTTCACTTCTGAGAGGTCACAATTGAATACGTCAGACTCAGTTACCCTAAGTCCCCATTGTGAACTCTCAAATCCTGCTTGTAGCTCATCGACTTTACACCGTTGATCTACAGTTACTGTAGCACCAGCACTGACAGCAGCAGTCATAGGCTTCACAACAAGATACTTAACTCCTCCCATGTTAACTCTGGTCGGTCCGTTTACATGATTTACTGAAACTGTGACGGCGGCTCTCGATTTTTCATCTACAATCGCCCAAACAGTTCCAATTTTAACCTTGTCCTTCATGTAAACGTCTTGAGGAAGCTCATCCACAAGTGGAATGATCGTGTCACCTATAGCAACATCGTCAGCAAGCTCTCCAGCAACGAAACTGTTCCCTACAATTTGAATACAAACGTTACTTGTATCAAATCCGGGCTTATATATGCCTGTTCCACCTTCTGCTGGACCAACAAGACCTTGATTACAGTTGATATTTCTGAAAATTCCTCCTCTGGATTGTTCATAGCTCAGAGTTCCAACACCCTCATATCTATCAACTTGAACAACTGCATGAGAATGTTCAACTTCTAGCCCTCGACGAGCATCTCCTCTGACCATCAAATGTCCAATGCGAACTTTTCCAAGACATTCTAGGAGATGAATACCAAAGACACTATCGGGAGAAATAGGATCATCTGTTGAATTGAGTGTTTCAATGTCGAAGCCAACACAATCAACGTCATACTCAAGCTGATAGCTCTTCGTGACTCCAAGATTTCCTGTCCATTGCGGCTGAGGAGATATCGCAACGAGATCAGCAAAGTCTACAGGGTGACTACTAGAATAAAGGATACCATCCGCGAGGGCTCTAGTTACACCAGAAACTTGAAGTTCTTCGTTATCCTCAAAAGCTCCAGAAACAGCACTGAGATACAGTGTTCCTGTTGTACCACTGTCAGTCTGATCTATTACAGTTCCTGTAGCACCAGAGGTCAAACCGACAACGACACTCCCAACGGCGAAGTTGATTGTCTGATTGTCATAGTTAAGAGCATCAGCGTAAGTGGGAATGTTTGCTGACGTTCCACTGTAGAAGAAACCACTACCAGCAACGGTTCCTACACCTTTGATATAGAAACCTCCATTGTTTGCTTCTGTAGAGAAGGCTCCCTGCCAACATTTAGTTGCCTTGATGAAGCCTATCTTCATTCCTTTACCGATTGTGCCTCTCTGTCTTTCAACAGTGAGTGTATCACAATAGTCTCCACAGGAAATCCATCCGCAACCAGAAGCAATACCGTTGGCAGTATAAGGCCAAACAGTCATCTGAGAACACGAAGCGAACTCATATGGTCGAAGAATACGAGCGAAACATACTTCATTATCTATAGGTGTAAGATAATAAAGGTCCATCCTTGATGGATGATATGTTTCGAGATACGTTGCCTGCGTTTTGTGTGGATTGTTTTCGTCATCAAATCCATCAGCATCGGGATCATATTTGAAACCGAAATGGAATAGATTGATGATATTGTTTGTTGTGTTTGTTTTACCAAACAGACCAATACCAACCTTACAATTCTCAACATATCCCATGTAAGCAATCATGATATTTGATTGCGACTGCACACCAGCAGAAGTATTCCTGCCAGCGCGCATGATATGGATATGAAGATCGATATCGGTAATCAATTCTTGTGTTTCAGTTGTTCCAAAGTCTCCAACTCTGATGATACAACCGAAAGGACCAAGTCCTCCTCCTTGACCAAGGATAGGCATGTCAGGACGAGCAATCGATGGCTTTGTGACAGCACTTCCACCTGAGTTAACAGCATGCCATTGACCGATAATCTTTAGATTGATGAAGCCTGAACCTGTCGTTCTAAAAACAAAGCCACATTCAATGTGACCCATAAGAGTTCCATCGTAGTAATACTTCGTCCAAAGAGTGCAAGAGAAAGGATTGAGACCCATCCAACGAGTGAAGAGTTCAAGTTCACCATCGATGAAATGATCAGAGTCAATATAACCAACTAGACCTTTCTCATAAAGATATTCATCAAGGATAGACATGATCTCTCGATCGTCTGTTCCTTGAGTTCTAATAAATCCTTCATTTGATGTAACTCCTACACCATTCCCTCCTCCATTAGAGAGTCCAGATTGAAGTTCATATTCGAGATCACCTCTTGCTCCAGCCATTGTGAGAGTGATTTCATGTTCTTCATCGAGAATGAAGAAGTTGTTATTCCTTGATCTGATCCATAGCAGATCACTAACACTAGCAACTTCACTTTCACTACTCTTGCGATAGATAGCCGCTCCTCTAGTAGAGTGGATATCTTTGTTATAAGCTTGAGTAAGAACGTGAGTTACTTCATCGTTAATGAATTTCTCCGATGCAGAGACTTTATCAGTAACGACCATCATCCCTTCAAGGATTTTTCTGATGGAGAACGTTGAATAGAGATCAATTCCGCTCATCGATCAGTCCTCGTGAAAGTGGAAGTGAGACTTGTCTCTTCTGTTGTATTGGTTAAGTTGACTCTGATCCATGACTTAGCAATGGGAATGCCTGTCATTCGACCATTTGCCTCAGTGTTAACATCATTGAAATCAATCCAAGGACCAGTTGCTGTTGGAGCCTGTTGAAGTTGAGCAGTTGCTCCTCCCCAAGTTCCCCAAATGAGCCATTCATAGGTTCCATTCTGGAAGAAGATAGGGGAGCCGGTTTCGGTTGCTTGATAGAGAAGGTCTTCTTGAAAGAAACCAATGGAGAGAGCGTCTGCTCGGGCTTTGTCTTTGACAAGAGGCATTGCTACAACTCCTGTATCAGGTATCAGCTGAGATGGTTTTCACAGTTCCATCACCGAAGATGACTTTAAGATCGCCATCAGCAGAGTCAACAAAGAGCTTTGCAAGACCAACTGTTGCTGAGGGGGCTGTGATGCCATCTCCAATACCAAGATGGCCCGAGAAGAAGCCATTCAGATAACGAAGAGCAGTCGTTCCAAGGCTGTATTGGTTATCAGAACCGGGATTTACGCTAGAAGTAGCGAAATTCATCCGATTTGAGCCGTTGATGTTGATCGTAAAAGATGATCCAGCCTCTATTCTGACTGCTCTTTGTGTTCCACCATTGGTTTCAGTACCAATTTCGAGAGCATTGGACTGCCAATGAATGTATCCTCGTTCATAATTACTCCCGGATAGGGAGTTGTATGTGTGAAATTGATCAAGACGAGGTACTCCTGAGGGATCATCTTCCAAAGGATAACGAGGAGAAGCAATGTGAGCCTCTGCCTTTGACCAAGAACGTGATTTATCTGCTACGATGGGCATCTACAACTCCTGTAGCTAGCGTCTCTTTCCGACTTCGATGTTGATATTCTTTGTATCTTCACCGTCTTCAAAGACAATCTTCAAAGACTCGAAAGAGGAGTCATCTTTATTCCGTCCATAGAGAGTTTCATAATGAAGGCCGCTGCGATCCATGACGTCTGCGGCAGCTTTCATACGAGCATTCTCATTTTTCGCTTTAACAGCGAGGTCAAGCATCGACTCAAGGGCTGCTGGAGCAAAAGCAGCAATCTTTGCTTGCAGAGATGACGAATTTGTAGAGATAAATTGACTAAAAAGTATCTCGAAGGTCTCCTGATAAGCAGGCATATCCTTCAAATACTGAATTTGTTCAATATCTATCCCAACTAGGATGGAAATTTCGTTGTCTGTTAGACCCATAAGGTGATAAACAAGCACAACATTGAGTGCAGTCTGTGTTTTAGGGTCAGTTGGAAGCTCTTTAATGCTTCGTTGATGATCAGGGGTGATCCTTTTCGCTATCGGAGGACCGATGCTAGTCGAATTTACATCAGGAATAGCATCGGTCTTGATGATAACTTGCCCCTCGCGAGTTACGTAGGGGTCACCTTTCTTTGCGAGGGGCATTTGTTACAACTCCTGTAGTTACTTCTTCTCAAAAGAGAAGCTGGCAGTCGAAGTGATCACTGACACAAGGCCATTTTCCTCCGACCAAGACACAACTTCGTCGTCGGCATTGATCGCACCGTCTTTCTGCCTCTTCTTTAGCTCGTTGGAGACGTAAGTTGGGCAGTCGGATGACTTCTTTGTATCTTTTTCGTCGTCTTTCCAAGCGTTTTTTGCCATCACGCCCTCCAATTCGTACCAGCCTTGTTCACAGGAGTAGCGATCCTGCTATCTTCATTGAAGAAAGACTTCAATTCTGTGATATCATCAGCAGTAGAATTTCGACTGATGACTACACGATCTGTAGCAACCCTCTTCGCTGAGTGTGGATCAGAATAATAGGTAGGAACCTGAGCAATTGTCAACGATGCAGCACTGCCAGCAGCAGCACCAATAGTTGTATCAAGAAGCTCACGAACCCGTCTATTCTGTCTTCCAAAGCGAAAGAGTTGTCGATTGTTCGGAGAGAAGTTTCGGAGAGGAGAGTATGACTCTCCCCAAAGTGATGAATGACTCATTTCAGTCTCCTCTACTACAGCTTCTGTAGTAAATATGATTAACAAATAAGAAAAGAAAAATCAACTATTGTAAAATAAATAAATATATGATATCTGTTGATGTAACACAGGGCGGGGGAATATTGTCGCCACGCCCGACCCCAGCCTCACGAAAGAGATTGATTATTTATTATTATTAATTTATTAGTTGATGTTACTACAGAGGCTGTAGTAGGAGTTGATATGCGCAGGGATGATAATTCATTACTTCTCGTAGGAGAAGTTCGTCGAGGCTCTCTCCTCATTCCATTTAGAGATGTGATGATCATCGTGCATCCTCTTGAGCCTATTCGATATATCGACATGTCAACAATTCCTCCTGTTATTCGTCAACTCCCTCCATCCTATCTTCATTAGAACAGCGCCGTATTTATATCTGATGGAATACGCCGTCAGGCGCGATGTTGCTCTCCTCTTCAAAATTCACCTCTGCTACATCTCCTCCTTGCTACATCTCCTGTAGCAAAATCATCCTCTGTAGCAAAATCATCTTGACAACTTATCCTAATGATGATTAGATCATCTGGTCAAGATGACCTCTTGATCGTTTTCCTCCCATATTGACGGCTGTGTCTCTGACGCGGCCGTCTTTTTTTTGATCATTTCTAAGCTATCGATAGCATGGCTGCGTGCACTAGGGTGCGATATCTGCTACATGGGTTGTAGTGGGGTGAGGTTTACCTCGCTGTCGCTCGCCGGCACGCCTTGTCAACCAACCTCAGGTTGTATTTTGCTTTGTCGGGGGGAGGAGGGGGGTTGTAGGAATTGAGTCCTAGCCATGCAAGGATCATGCCAGTCAGCCATGCAGCGCGCGCATAGCAGGTATGCAAAGATAGCTGTAGCGCGGCTACGTAAATGCGCGTAGTATATAGGGACAGTAAGCAGAGAGGTTGGTGATAGAGATGGCCATGTCATCAGAGGTGTCGAGCGTGAGATATCACGCAAAGAAGGCTTATGAGTTATGGCTAAGGCGCGCTTCTATGGCGGTCGGCTTTAAGAGGAGCGATAGTCATCGCGGCTTTATCTATCAGGCCGATGGATATATCGTGATCATGGATATCAACGGCGCAATCAAGCGCACAATCAAGGAGAAGTGAAATGTCGCGCATACTTGAAGACGTCTCTACAGGTTCTGTAGTTGAGACTGAGGAGACGAAGGCTGAGGCTTTCCGCAGGCTCGCCAACAAGCGTGTGAGCGTTGTTTTGGACAAGCTGAGGATCGTCGGCAATCTGAGCAATCGATCAATCTATGAGTTCACTGATGAACAGGTTGATGCAATTGAGCGCGCTGTTCAAGATGAACTCGCAATGATCATGAGACAGTTCAGGAAGGAGAAAGTGAAAAAGACATTCAGCATTTGACCCCGTTTTGGGGAATGATAAGCCGCACCATCAACCCAAGCGATTATCATTCCCCAATCCAGCCCTTCCTAAGCTTCTACTACAGACCTTGTAGTCAGTAGAACCTTAGTAAACGCTGGGAAGAGAGAGTTTTGGATTTCAATTTCCATTGAAAAACAGGATGAAATCCCTTATACTCTGATGGAATTGGAACTGCTACAGTAGTTGTAGCAGAAAATCAGGAGGACGGTGATGACTGATCTTGAAATCATCAACAAAGTCGAAGCACATTTGCTTGCACAAGGACGTCGAGCTACGAACTTTGATACATGCGTCTATAAATCTGCCAATGGCAGCAAATGCGCTGTCGGATGCCTTTTCACCGACGAAGAATATTCACCTAAAATGGAAGGTCATGGAGTTGGGGGACTCTATGAAGCCAGCCTATTACCATCACGCCTTATCCCACATCTAAGCTTGCTCATTCAACTTCAAGTTATCCATGATAGATCACTCCCTGAACAGTGGTCTAGCAAGCTCGCTGAACTTCGGAGAATGTATGAATAATCAACATTCCTTCTAGCTAGTCTCAAAAGGACTAGCTTAAAGGACTGTTGATAGGCAGCAGTCTATAATCGAAAGGAACGAAAAATGGAAAGCAACGGATACGAAACTTTATCTTTTTGTCAAAAACTTAGCCCTACTGGTTCTGTTCAGCAGGCTTTCACAAGGATTTATAACAACGCTAGAAAGGATCATCTATCTGAAACAGACATTGTTAAATGTCTCCTCAAAGCACTGTTAGATGGTTTAGAATTTGGTAATTGGCCAAATTAACCATCCTTCTGGATAGCTGTCATAGCAGCTATCCTAAAGGATTGTTGATAATCAACAATCCATCATGGCGAAAGCCAAACAAAGGAGACTGGAAAATGTTCAAGTTTGCTGTAATCGTTTTCACTGCAACAAACGTTGCTTCATCTGGTCCTGTCAATCTCGAACAGAAGACAATCTATGAATGGTCTGTCGCTGAAAAGCAGGTCAAACAGACACGCTCCGCTTGTGAGCGTATCGCAAAGGCTTTTATGACTTCTCGTATCAACGCAATGTGTGTTGAACAGAAGTGATCTCTCTTCTGGATAGGAGATTTTGTAATCTCCTATCCTAAAGAGCAATCGCTGCTCTGGTCTGCTACAGACAATGTAGCTAAAGAGGAAAGACCAATGAATGAGGAACACGAACAAATGCTTAATGATCTCCGAAAGAAGATCAAAGCAGAGGGAAGCGAAAGCGGTCAGGCGGCTTTGTTGCTTTTGGATAGTGGCTTTTTTGAGTCACTACAGTCTTTCGTGAAGGAGGCAAGGAAGCATAATATCAATGGCCAGTTGATGATCAATACCATCATATCTGGCGCAACCAATTTTGTCATGCAATGTGCTAGTAAAGACCCAATCAGTCAAGCAATCGTTGGGGCACATGCAATCACTATAATGGAAGAGGAGATTGCTCTCTTCATCAATCGAGACAAAGGAGAATAGAAATGAAGACAACTCTCATCAAGTTTGCTGATTTGGATCAGACCAGACAGCTCAATATCATGCGAGATGCAGAACGCTATGCGGCCGCTGATAAGAGTGATCCTTTTGCTATAGCAAGGATCAAAGCTCATCTCAAGAGTGGCATTGCTTCCGTTGCTGTCACTGGCAAGGAGGTGAGGGAAGACTTCTACACTGCCGATGAAAATCATAGCAACAGGGCAAGGCCGTGAGATTTCATCTCCCAATCATTACCTATCGTCACCACGCTCTCCTAACGGAGGGCGTGGATATTTCGCGTGAGATATCTATTGACTATTGTGGAAAAAACACTATAGTTGATGCTTCTCGATACGTTGACGCAGGGATTTATGGTTTCACTTCCATTGAAGCAAGAGATAAATTCATCTCGCTTTGTAATAGACAGGGACATGAAAGCGAAATTGCTTTTAGTTGTTCTCCTCAAGGCGCTACAGATGTTGTAGTAGATATCACGAATGAGCGCCTTGAGGAGCACAAGCCTCCACCGTTGCATCCGGTAGATGCAGAACTAGGCCAAAGGTTAGAAGAACTTTTGGAAATCATCCACAGGAGATTAGAAAATGGCAAAGACAGAAAAGAAGACAGAAGAGAAGGTCGAGGAAAAGGTCGAGGCTCCAAAGCCAATCGTTCCCGCAACAGTTGAGCGGCTTCAATCGGCTGGCATCTCTCTGACACCCTATTCTGAGAATAACGTTACCGAATTTGGTAACAAGTTCCTCTCCTCGCTCGTTGCTGCTGCATCGGCTGAGGAAGAAGCGCAACAGATGCTTGCTGCTGCCGGTGAGGCAAAGCAGTATCTCGGCTTTGAAATGCTGCGAGCAGTCTTTGATCTCTCAAAGCGTTTCGAGGATGGCAAGGATGCTATCGATATCTATGCTGTCTTCGGTGAAGCAAAGGACGTGGAAAAGCTTAATCAGCGCGTCCTGATCAAGATGGGCGTTCTCAAGCGTGAAATCGGTGAAGATGATACTGTTCAGTATCTTTGGACTGATGAAACAAACGAGAAGCTTTACAGCTATACGAAGAAGCTCAAGGAAGAGGACGAAGCAGAGTATAACAAGCGTTTCAATAATCGGAAGCGTTTGAATATGCGTCTATCGGAAGCATACAAGGCTGCTTGCAGTCTTCGCGATGCTGGCCTCTCTCCCGACGATCTCTTCTACAGTGAAGACGATACAGGTAAGCTTGTTCCTACCATTCGCAATGCTCCAAAGCAGATCGGTGGTGAACAGGGCACAATTCAGATGAATGTGCGCAAGCCTGTCAAGGGCGCTTCTCTTTCTCCAACTATGTCTTCTCTTGTCAAGCTGGCAACAGATAAGCACAAGGAGCCAAAGGCTGATCGTGCTGACAAGGGCGAGAACCGTGAAGGAGAAGCAAAGATCGGTATGACCGATGAAGCTTTTGGAAATATCGTCAACACTCTTCGTCGTGCTATCAATGCACAGGAAGGGAAGTTCACTGAGGAAATGCAGAAACAGATCAAGAACCTGATCCCATATCTGCAACAGACAATCGAGAGCTTCTGATCTTTATAGTGGGGAGAGCAATCTCCCCACTACATCTTCTGTAGGAACATCGCCATGACTATCACTTGTGAGAAGTGCGGAGGAGATAGTCGTGTTACTAATTGTAGAAAGAGTTCGTCTCTCTTCCGTAGAAGACGCGCTTGTCTATCTTGTGACAACAGATGGACGACTTTTGAAATATCAGAAGAAACACTATCTGAGGTTCAGGAAATCATCAAACTTAGACAACAGATAGTGGAAGCAACCACGAAAATCATGAAACTTTTGGGAGAAATAAAATGAAACGGTCACAGTTCATCGAGGATATCAAGACAAAATATAGCGGAGAAGGGAAAAAAATCCTCGAAGTCTCCTGCTATATGAATAACAAATCCACTGCTCTCCGTATCACTGCTCTCGATGGTGAGCCTCTTATAATTGCAACGGTCAACCTTGAGAAGTACGCTCCACCAGATGGGCATATTCTCATCAAGGATTGGTCTGAGAATGAAGGTATCCAACTCGCTCTTGAGAAAGCTGGCCTCATCAGTGAGCCAATCAATCATTATCCTACAGGATTTGTAGAAGCAACCGAACATCGTATGAAGGGAAAACTTCTCGAAGCATGGGAAGCTTTTAAGGAAGAGCAGGGAGGAAGACTGAGATGATCACAATGACAGAGCTTGAGATACTCAACATCGTTGAGGAGCATCTGCTAAAACAAAACAGACATGCTCTAAATTCAAAAGGAGCTTGTTCTTATCGTGCTCTTGATGGAACCAAATGTGCTGTCGGTTGTCTCATCTCTGATGAAGAATATTCACCAAAGATGGAAGGAGGAACGGTTACTATTCTTATTGCTCAAAATCTTCTTCCTGAACGACTCCTTCCATATGCAGTTTTGCTTATGGAATTGCAGAGTATCCATGACAACTATCCTGTTGATACATGGAAAGAATTACTAGATAAAATCAGAGCCAGTCTTTTGGATCAGAGAGGAGACTGAGATGATCAAGATCGTGTTCGCTTTGCTCACGCTTTCGACTACAAGCGCTGTAGCAAACGATCTTGCAGAGTGGAACCCTCCTTCTCAATATGATCGTCCGTATCATGGTCAGCTAATTGAGCGCTCTCTATCTCCTCACCTTGTAGATGGAGCTTGTCAGAGCCTCTTTGCCAAGCATGGTTTCAAGAGTATAGGAGGAAAAATGAGAGGATGCGCTTATCACAAAGACAACACTTGTTGGATTATCTATATCAACAAACAACATGGAAAGAGCAGTCCAGCAGCAGTTCGTCGTCATGAGATAGGACATTGCAATGGTTGGCAAGCCAATCATTCAGAGGATTGAAAGAAAAGCCCCGTAATAGGGGCTTTTTTGTCTATTGCAAAAGGAATAAAAATATGCTATAAAGAAATACAAACAAAGAAAACAGAGATATAGATATGAAAACAATGTTTATATTGCTTTGGATTATTTTGATTTTTGGATTTTCATATGGAATTATAAATTTGATGATTTAGACTACCAAAAATGACTACAGAAACTGTAGCAGAAAGAGGAAAACGACAATGCAAGAGCGTATCTACAAAGTGACCAACCTCCTCAATGGTTTCTTCCACTATGAAACCGAGGATCAAACACTCGTCTTCAATGCTTCTCCTTCGCCAGAAGAGATAGAAGCTCTAGCTGATGATCTCACTATGTATGCCGTTTATCAGCACGGCAAAACCTTCTCCTCAAGGATTACTCCTCAGAATATGTGGTGAGTACCATGAGAATTGCTCTCGGTACTAACCATAAGAAGCAACCTTTTGCTGAATTTGTGCGTGATGGCAGCAGTCATCGCGCCTCTTGGCGTATCTGGTTATCATTTAACAATGATATCACCAGTGGCACCTATCTTGAACTTAATCAAGACGGAAGCTGTGACCGTATCACAGTTAACAATGGACAGATCATTGATATCGTCTGTCTAACTACAGGAGTTGTAGTGAAATGAATATCCTATCTGCCGAGCAATTCATCGCTCAAGGAACAAATGCTCATCAAATAAGGAGCATGGCTGTCTTCCATGAGCGAGTAGTTAGGAACCAATTCACTGGTGAAACCATTCGAGTACCATCAGCAGTGAACATCAAAATCGCAAAGAAGCTGCGAGAGATAGCGGAGGAAGTCGAAAATGCGTCCTGAGATCATCGCTCTTAGAAACAAGCTCCAGCCGAAGTATGAGAATAATACTGATCCTCTCATCTTTGACTATCGTTTTTGGACTGAGCTTGAGAAGCTTGCTAAAAAAGAGAGAGAAGCTGCTCTCGATAGAGCAAAAGCATTCTCTTCTGATCCTGAGAAGGAAGGTCTTGTCATCAAAGGCAAGGCTCTTCGTCTCATGCTCAAGATATCATCTCCACCGAAGGCTTTTGATAAGGAAACTTTCATGAATACTATCAGTGAGCAGTTCAAGATCGAGAAGCATAAGCTTCGAGAGATTGCTACAGCTTCTGTAGCTGAGGGAACTCCTCGTAAGAGTTACACTGTGGAGGATCGAGAGGATGACTGAAATCTATTCTCATCCAACTATCCACGAAAAAACTCATGACGAGCTTCTCTTTCGTCTTGATCAAATTCGCAATCGTCGCCTTGTTGCTGCAATTGAATATCGAACAGCAGCAGAGAAGCGAATGGAAAAAGAAAATGCCAAGCTAACTGATCAGTGGGAGAAGCTTCGTGATCGTCTTCAAGCGAAGATCATCAAGCTTGATATGGATATCAACGATATCGAGAAGGGTATCCAGAAGATGACGGAAATATCCCATAAGATCAAGCTAACGGAGTTCTCACTATGAGCGAATGGATCACACCTTTTCTTGTCGTCGTTTTCATGCTCGCAATCTATATCATCGTGGATGCAGTGATCGTCTTGATCAGGAACATCTCGTCTGATGGAAGGTATTGAAGATGACAGAGTTCAACGAATTTGAACAGGCAGCAATTGCTCGTGACTTGTCTCGTAGACCAGAAGTGAAAGCGATTGCTCTTGCGCTTGCGAAGATTAACTCTCCGCGAAACGTTAAGGTCAACCCTGCTGAAATCCCTCCGATCTATATCACTCTTGCTTATCATCTAGTGAATAGAAAGGAAGAGAGGGCAGCATTCCTCATGCTTTTGGAGATACTATCATGAACCATTCGGAAATCCTCAAGGCAAGTAGTAAAATCATAGATGATCGAAACCTTCCGTATGGTGATCCTATGGTCAATCACACTTGTGCTGGAGAGTTGAAAGAAGTTTTCCATCGCTATTTTGGAAAACATCGTATCGTTTCAAATGCTGAACGAGCAGCGATGGATAATGTCATCACCAAGATTGCTCGTATTGCTACAGGTCCTGTAGTAAGAGAAGACACCTATATTGATGGTGCTGCCTATTTTGCTATTGCAGGATCAGCAGCATCACCTGTCAGCTTCGACGCTGAACTCGAAGATACTCTTATCAGAAGGATGAGTGAAGATGTCTCTACAAATAGCTGAAATCTTTCCAGAAGATATCGAGCGTTGTTTTCGTAACAGTCTTCCCAAGGAAGCTGTTGATACACTGATCCGTCTTGCTATCAATGTTCAGGAATGTGAGAAGGCAATTCAAGACCTTCATAACATGAACAAGGAGCTTGTCAAGATTGTCACTATGAGTGGCAAGCTTCATGCAAGTCTCAATGATCGTCTCAAGAAGTTCGAGAGCCGATTTGATGGGTCATCCCTTCTCACTACAGAAGCTGTAGGAGGAGAACAGTGACAACCTTCCGTCTTGCAAACATGGAATGGAAAAACGGCAAGCGTGTTGATCCAGACAGCAAGCTTCCCTATTACTCCTCCTCAATCATGGAGGAGATCACTACTTGTCCTAAGTGGGGTCTCATTCGATACAAAGATCGTAAGTATTTCCGAGCGAACTTTCGTTCTCTAGCTTTGGAAGCAGGAAGTCAGATGCACGAAGTCTTTGCTGCTCTTCGTCTTTGGCAGCTTCATCGTGTGCAAGGTTTGACTGATCATTTCAATCATCATGCAGTTCGTATCTTTGGTCAAGCGAGAGTAGAAGCCTGCTTTTGGCCAAAGCCTGACATGCGAGATGAAGCACTCTCTTTCTGTTTTGAAATCCTTAACAGCGGAGATTTCTTCGATGATCCTTCCGATAACAAGCGCACCATTGCAAACATGGAAGAGACAACCATTCGCTATGTCGATGAAATGATGGCAGTGATGGACAGGAATGCGGTATGGGTCTCCGATGAGCAAGACCCTACAGCACCTGTAGGCATCGAGCTTCCTTTTGATATGGTGATCAATGAGCAAATTCGTTATATCGGAACGATTGATGCTGTTGGTGTACATTCAGAAGCAGGCATCCGTCTTGAAGAGAATAAGACAGCTAGTCGTCTTGATGATGCTTGGCGAGATAGCTTCCGCATTCGTCATCAGCTTACCGGATATGTGATCGCTGGTCGCTTGCTCACTAATAGTCCAATTGAGCAAGTGAAGATGATTGGTATCAAGATCAAACAAACGCGTAGCATCGAAGACTTTCTCTCCTTCGTAGAGCATCGTGATGAGGAGCACTTTGAAGCATTCCTGCGGACACTATTCTATACTCATCAACTTACTGAACAGTTCGCAGGAAATCACCTCAATGCTCCTCAGTTCACACACTCTTGTAATCGTTACTTTCGACCATGTGGGTTTATCGATCTCTGTGCAGGAAGTAAGGAAGATCAAGAGATGATGTATGAGAGCATGGAAAGAACTCCTTACTCTCCATCAGAGCGAGGAGTTTTGGGAGAAGATGATGCTTAAGGAACTTACTCTCCTTGTTAACAACACTCCTCTGATTTGTATCAATGTGAGTGATATTTTCATCTACACAGGAGGTCTCAAATCCTGTCCTGAGTGGATGATCGAACTCGTTGAAGATGAGAAGGCAATCATCTTTCCTAATAAAAATCTCCTAATCCGTTGGGAGAATGGCTCTATCATCGCTGAGCCAGACGATATAGTCATCCGCTTCGATGGTCCAAAGGATTTCTACTCTTATAACTACTGTGTGATCCACGCAAAGGGCCGTGTTACAGAAGCTGTAGTAACAAACGAGGAAAACGATGGAAGTCCAAGATAAAGAACAACTAGAGCGTCGAATGACAGGTATCATTTGGGGAAAGTCAGGCTGTGGAAAGACTACCTTTCTATCCTCTCTTCCTCAACCGATCCTCTATGTCATGATCGATCCTGATGGTAAAGAGAGTATCCCGGAGGTCTGTGACTATAAAGTTCTTGATCTTTCCATGATGGAGGATGGAGAGACAGTCCGAGCCCTCAAAGACAAAGTACCTACCATGATCAAACAGATGAAGGGACAAGTTGCATCTGTTGTTGTTGATAGTTTGACAGTTTATGCTGAAAGAGGACTTAACTACGCTATTCAACAAAAGGTTGGAGGCAGTCCTAAGTTCACACCAACTATTGAAGCTCCGGGACAAACTGCCTATGGAGCGCGTCGTCAATATATCGTTCATGCGACCAGTAATATCCTTCGTGCTACAGCACTTGTAGGAATGCATTGTTTCTTCACGACACATGATAGTGAAGTAACCAACGACAAAGGTGAAATTCTCCACTATACGATGATGCTTGGTGGTAAAGCTAACAATGACGTTGGCATCAAGATCAGTGAGTGTTGGTGGATGAGAGAACACGATGGAAAGTGGTTCATCGCTGTTCGCAATTGCAGACAAAGAGAGCCTATGAAGACGAGAATGTTCAACTCTTCTAGCTCTCCAGAGTTCGAACTCAAGTTTAATCCAGCACTTGGGATCGATCAGCCACACTCGATTTCGAGGTGGTTTGAAAGCTGGATAGCTGCGGGAAGAAAGAAAATCCCGCTACCAACCTAGGAGGAAATCGTGAAAGGAAATTAAGATGCCCCGGAAGAAATCTGTTACAGAAGTTGTAGAGAAGTCAGAAGTTGTAGAAGAACAGCCAAAGGAGATGAAAATGGCTCAGGACGACAGCATTCTCGAACTCGATATGAACCTTGAGGATTATGCGGATTTTGAACCGCTTCCGAAGGGTCCGTATCCTGCCACTTGTGTTCAGGCTGAGCGCCGCACCAGTGACAAGGGGAATGACTATTACTACACCGTTTGGACAATTCATCCGGACGACTATCCTGCGGACTATGCTCGGGAGAACAACCCCGAAGGAACTCGTTTGAACTATTCTCGTGTTCAGGTTCCTGATGCAAAGAACCGTCGATCCATCACGGCAGTTAAAAACCTTCTTCGAGCCATTGGCATCTCGACGAAGACCAACGTTATCAACTGCGGTGAGTGGGAAGGTAAGAAGGCTAAGCTCATCGTTGACGTTGGTGAGTTCAACGGTATGCCTAACAACCAGATCGCGAGCATTGAGGCTCTCGATTAATCATTATCAAGGAGGGGGAGCAATCCCCCTCCAAACTCCAACAAGGGAAAATGGTCATGAACAACTTGAAGCAACTCAACTATGAAATGAACACTCTGAGTGCAAGAGTTAGCGGTATTAATACTGCTTTGGAACAGCTTCTTCAACATCTTCAAGGAACAAATCGAATATCAACAGACTCAGGAAAAAGTACTTCTGAGGTTGGCCCTCAAGGTATCCTACCAGAGATGGATCATACTTTGGTAGTGATCATCAACGGTATTACCAAAATCGAAGAAAACATGCATGTTCTTATGGACATTGCAGGTATCTATGATGCCGCAGCAAAGGGGCACAGGTAATGCTCACTTATAACAGTCTCTCAGAAGAACAGCATGAAGCTGTTGATCTCTGTGCAGACCGCTCAAAGATGCTTGTAGGTGTTACAGGTGAAGCTGGTAGTGGTAAGACTTCTGTGTTGAAGTTTGTCCATGATCAACTTTGCGAAGATGAGAGTGCTCACATTGCTCTCGTTGCTCCTACTGGTAGAGCGGCTAAGCGCATTCAGGAAGCTACTGGCATTCCTGCGAAAACAATCCACCGCTTCATGCGGTGGTCTGTTCCTGTTGACGACGAAGACAGTGGCCTTCCAGCTTATGACAAGTTCAACAAGTACCCGTTTAATACAGTACTTGTAGACGAAGCGTCGATGATGAACGAAGAGCTATATCGTGCTCTCATTGATGCTCTTCCTCCCCGAGGTGTCATTCGCTTCTTTGGTGATGCCAATCAGCTTCCTCCAGTTGAAGGGAAGTCTCCATTTCTTCAACTTTTGGAAAAGTTCCCATCAATTCGTCTCACGAAGAACTTCCGTAGTGATGATGGCATTGTTACAGCTGCGAGGCAGATTGTCAGTGGTAGAGTTCCAGAGAGCAATAGTCAGTTTACAATGCTCAACCCCGGAACAGGGAATATGCTTCCAGCAGTGATGCAATTCATCGATGACTCTTTTCGAGGTCTTGGATCACAGCTGATCATTCCAACGAAGGTTGGCAAGTATGGTTGTGAAGCTCTCAACAATCATCTTCAACAAAAACTAAATGAGAATAAGAAACATCTCGTCATCAAGTATAAGGACAAAGAAGGTCACGACGACATTCGGAAGTTCAAGATCGGTGACAAGATGATCTGGACTAAGAATGACTACAAACTAAATCTCTTCAATGGCATGATCGGATGGGTGGAGGACTTAGATGACGACACTGGAGAAATCGTTCTCAACATCGAGGATAAAAGCATCGTCATCCCCACACATATTGAAAGTTACAACGCCGACGGCCGTGCCATCTTCCAGTACGACCCAAGAAAGAACATCAGTCTTGCCTATGCTATTACAACTCACAAAGCGCAAGGGTCCGAGTTCGATCGCGTTGTTCTGCTTCTTAATAGATCATATGTCCTCAACAGGGCAAATTTCTACACAGCAGTCACAAGAGCTAAGAAAACTGCGACTGTCGTTTTGGGAGCAGGAGCACTAGCAACGGCCTTGAAGAAATGAGGAGGAAGAGATGACACGTGTAAGGATACTGGAAGGGGCCAAGCGGCTCCTTCTAGCAGGCTATCTACCTCATGGAAAGATAACTTGCACCGACATTCATGATAACCCTGTATCAGTATCTCATCCTGATGCAGCAAAGTTCACTTTGTTCTCAGCAATCGAAAGAGCCATCTTCAATCAGACAGGCTCTCCTCCTTTTGAGCGTATTGCTCTTTATGAGGCTGCTACAGAACCTGTAATAAACTACCTCGGAGGTGATACCATTGAAGCTTTCGAGAAGATGAGAACAATGTCTCAAGAGCAGACACTCAAGATGATCAACAATATCTTGAAGAGTTGGGAGCCTAAGTGATGAAAGACACACGGATCGTTTATGGTAGTGGTTGTACTTGGTGGGACGATATCACTAAGATAGGAACAAGATTTGGACTCCCATGTTGTCCTCATTGTAAGTGTGCTTTATTCGAGGTGAAGAATGAGGCTGAATGGTTCAATGGCGTTGATAAATACGAAGCTGCTGGTAATCCCGGATATCGAGCTTTTATTGAATGGTTGAGAGGAAAATGTCTCCCTGATTATGACGTCGCTAAGCAAGTCTATGAAGCAAGAGAAGTCAAATGAACATAGAACAACTCAAGCAAGAGTTCAAAACGAGAGCTAGTGAACTATCTCTCAGAGTTCAATGTCCTGCTGATGGAGATGTAAATGCCGAAATCGCCATCATTGGAGAAGGACCGGGACAGAACGAAGTCAACGAAGAACGTCCTATGGTTGGTGCTTCTGGAAAGCTGCTATGGAATGCTCTTCGTCCTCGTCATATTCTCCGTACTGATTGCTATATTACAAACGTCTGCAAGCGTCAGATCAGTCTCGCACAGAATACTCGCTATCCTGTGTCTGCCGACGAGTGGGTGAAATGGAAACATCTTCTCCATTGGGAGCTTAATCAACTTCCCAATTTGAAGTATATCCTATGCCTCGGTAATGCAGGGCTCGATGCTCTCTTTGGTCTGGATGGTGTCACCAAAGTTCGTGGTAGCGTCTTCTCTGAACTAGAGGCTATCAATCATCCAACCAAATCTCTAATCACCTTCAATCCTGCCGCTGTAATTCGTGAGCCGAAGAATGAAATAGTCTTCCTCATGGATATCAAACGTTTTGGAGACGTAGTCAATGGAGACTTCGTCCCTTATCATATCACAAAACATATCAACCCAACTTATCAGGAAGCTTCCGAATGGATCGCTGAAATGCGCCATTCTACAGAACCTGTATCATGGGACATTGAGTCAATCTCTATGGAAACGGTTTGTCATGGCCTTGCAAATCAAGGTCATGAAGCTATGTGTATCAATCTCAGAGATCGATATGATAATCGCTTCTCTACCGAGGAGGAGCTACAGCTTCTGTATCAGCTTCAAGACCTCTTCCAAAATCAAAAAATCATTGCCCAAAACGGCAACTTCGATGCGCATTGGTCAGGATATAAGGATTTACTAGATGCACGGATTTACTTTGATACAATGCTGGCACATCACACCCTTTACCCGCTGCTCCCACACTCTCTTGGGTTTCTCACATCACAGTACACAACCCATCCTTTCTATAAGGATGAAGGGAAAACATGGCGAGAGGGAGGAGATATCGACGCATTTTGGCGTTATAACGCTACCGATGCAGCTATCACATGGGAATGCCATCGTCGCCTTAAACTCGAATTAGAGGAACAGAAGCTTGACACGTTCTTCTTTAATCACGTTATGCGTCTTGATCCTCATCTCGTGCGTTCCACTGTTGATGGTTTTCTTACTGATAGCTCTGTCCGTAATGAAATTGCGGCTGGCCTCTCTATTGACGTGGCGAAGATCGAGCAGAAATTCCAAGAACAAGTTCAGAGGCTAATCGATATTCCAACATACAAGCCGAATATCAGAAGCCCTCAACAGATGAAGTCTCTTTTCTTTGATCGACTCAAAGTCAAAACTACTACAGGTTCTGTAGACAAAGAGAACAGAGACAAGATCATCAATGACGTTCGTACTCCTCAAGATATCAAAGAACTTCTCCTCACATATGATGAATACCAAAGAGAGAGTAAGTTCTTCTCAACCTATGCAGACATGAGAGTTGATCCCGATGACCGATTTAGAACAACATGGAAGCAACAAGGAGTTACCAAAGCTCCCGGTAGATTATCATCTGCTGGTAATCTTTGGGGAACAGCAAGTAACGCTCAAAATCAACCAACTCGAAGCCATAAGTTCTTCATCGCTGAGGATGATACAGTCATTATTTATATCGATGGGGGACAAGCCGAAGCAAGAGTTGTTGCCTACCTTGCTGATATTGAAAAGTGGAAACAAGACTTTGAGCGAGCTAGACTTACCGGCACATTCGACGCACATTGTTCGTTGGCTTCTGACATGTATAAAATCCCATACGATGATGTGCCTAGAGAAGACTGGACAGTCGATGAGCGAACAGGACTTGAAGTTCCAACCATTCGATACAAAGCAAAACGATGCCGACATGGACTAAATTATCGTATGAATTGGCCTCGTCTTGCTGAAACAGCAAAGCTTTCTCTCTATGAAGCGAAGAAAAACTATATCCTCTATCACAATGTTAACCCTGAGATCAAACTCTGGTGGAACAGATTAGAGAGGATAGTGCGAGCCGATAGACAACTTTTCACTCCTCTAGGAAGACGTCTTCGTATCATTCAACGTATTGATGAAGATGCTTTGGAGAGTATCGTTGCTTTTGTTCCTCAAGCAACGATTGGTGATCATGTTAAGCGCGTTTGGTATCAATCTCATGAAGATGACGAATGGGATAATTCCAAGATGCGTATCAAATTCAATGTTCATGATGCTCTCATTGGTATCGCTAAGCCATCACATGCGAAGACTGCTCTCAGGATCATGAAGAAATACATGGAGCAACCAATCATGATCGAGAATGTTTACAAGACAAAGGTTGAACCTTGTATCATTCCCGGTGATTGCAAGATATCAACCAATGAGATCAGAAACAAGGAAGGTGAGGTAATTGATATCGACCGATACCATCGTTGGTCAAACTTGATCAAGGTGAAGGATTTGGGACCATGAAGAGAAGAATGGTTGATGTCGAAATCAAGATCAAACATGAAACAGAAAAGGCTTATCTTGTAGAGAACGAGATTACTACAAGTCCTGTATGGATACCTAAACTGATCAATGGCGAAGAATATGAAGTAGATGAAGGAGAACGAGGATGGGCAGTGATAACAGTTCCGGAATGGTGGGCAACAGAGAAGGGGATCGTGTGATGGCTACAGAAACTGTAGACGAACTGGATAGGCTAATGGTGGAACTGCGGCATCTGGTAAGTCTAAATAAGCCACAGAATGGCGGCCCTTACAGGGGATACGCCGCAGAAAGGTGCGTGATGGCAATGACGCAATCCGCCGACGCCATCGACCGTCTCCGTGAAGAGAACGAGCGGCTTCGTAATGAAGTGGTCTTTGGATTTTATGAAGAAGAACACCCAATGTTTGTTCAAGGATACGATAAGGGTGTCCACGAACTGACTTCTCCTGTGACCGCAGAAGAATGTGCCGGATACGTAAACCTCGTTCGTATAAACAAAGATCGTGCTGAGAAGGCCGAAAAACGTCTGAGAGAAGCGGAGGGGTGATACGTGTTTTGATGCACTATAGTTACACCAAGCTCAAGGAGTACGAAAATGAAAGACACTGACAAAGAAGCTATTATCCGTCTCAGTGAAGAAAACGAACGACTGAGACGGGAGCATGACGCAGAGAAAGCTACGGGAGATGTTCTCTTGGATGCCATGAAGCAATTTCAAAAGAGAGCCGAGGAGGCCGAAGCACTCCTAAAGGAAGCGGCGGGGGTAATCAATAATCTGATGCGAAATCCAAGCAATTATCGCGTCCGAAAAGCTTCCTTCGCCCTCCATACCAAGCTCAAGGAGTACGAAAATGCAGGTCACTGACGAGATTGCTGCGCTGATACAGCAAATAACGCCAAGCAACTTCTACTACCACAGAGACATTGGAGACAGCAATGCTTGGTGTGAACGACTGAGAAACGCCCTCACCGCCGCACTCTCCAAGGCGGAAGAGCCTACCGTCTACACCATCGAACACGATGGCTTCACAGGCACCGTAGTTGGCTCCTACATCACCCGTGAGGGAAAGCGCGGCGTAGTGCTCCAGCAGGTCGGCACCCGCGTCGTGCATGTGTACGGGGAGAAATGGCTGACCCCTTCGGAGAACCGCGATGCTTGAACTGACATGCCAGCATTGCTTCGGGCAGGGTTGGACCGGGCCAGTACACATCAATCGCGGTGCACTCGGGTGTGAGTGGGTCGATCGCATGGATTGTCAGTCATGCGCTGGCACCGGGCAGTGGACCGCAGAACAAGCTGTCCGCTTTCGTGATGGCCAGAAAGCACGTCAAGAGCGGGTTGAGCGCGGCGAAACGCTCCGAGAGGCGGCGCGTCGTCTAGGCGTCTCCGCTGCTGCTTTGTCAGCTTTTGAGCAGGGCCGCGCCGCTCTTGATGAGGTAGCGCCAACTACAGGACCTGTAGCAGATGCTTCGTAAAGCCTTCTTTGCGTATCAGTTATCCTTCTCAGGAAAGTGGTGTCCCGTCATTTTATATGATGAAGACCCACGAGTTCGGCAACATGTTAATGGAAAGGAAACAAAGCCAACCTTCTTAAACATAACACCCATAGATCAGCAGTTTCTGAGTGAAGATGAAGTCACTATATCCTTCTCTCAGCTACAGAAGCTGTATCCCCCACCCTTGACAAAAGAGACTTCTGGAGATACAACAATGGTAAGACCTGTACAAGGATTTGTAACCTCGCAAGGTAAGTACTTCGATGATCAGAAAGAGGCAGATTACTATGAAGCATCTTTTGAGCTTAATGCTACACTCTTTAAGCTCCTTGTGGATAGGTATGGATTATCCAAAGATGATGCCGCTTCTATCTGTCAACAAATCATCGATGATCTCTGGAGCAATCGTAAAATAATCGAAGAGTATCTAAATGCGAGACATTCTGCTATGCCACAGGCGGCGAGCAGTTTACCAGTCGAAGACACTGGAAGCTCATCCCGGTCTGACGTACAAAGTGATGAAGGATAAAATCTTCATCTACGACGAGAGAAAGAAAGTGGCTACAGAACCTGTAGCCATCTTCTTCCCACAAGAGAAGAGACTTCATTTCAAAGGTAAGGATATCTCTGTCTCTCTAATCCAAAAAGCAATTCATCACGTATGGAGCCATCTATGAAGTACCCAAATCATTTCAAGTACATCACGAAAATTCGCCTCAAGCTTCTGGCTGCTGGTATTACTGGCATCAGTCGAAACGATCTCAATCAGGCTACTCGTACCAAATACTTCCAAGGGTCTCATATGAAAGAGACCATTGATGAGTGGATTGCTAAGGGATGGGTTGAGTCCTTCGAGGTACAAGGAAAAAAGAGCCGTCACCCTGAGACAATTTATAGGGCAACGACTCTTCTTCGTGATGAGTGGGGGAAGATTATGCTTGAGCAGGAACTCCCTAGGGAGTCAAAATCGGACCAAGATGCTTCTCAACTTTGAAACGTGATCCCTTAGGGATCATTCCTCTCATCATCAAATCCTCAGTCATCTTGTCCTCGACAAGATCGACTAGCTTCATTTGTTCTTTGAGGAGCATGAGTCTCTCTCTTTCAAGAATACCGATAAGAGAGAGAACATCATCTCTCTTTGAGAGATCGAGATCATGCGTCTTTACAAGCCTGTCAGCCTTAGCTCTCTCTATGAGGTCTAAGCTAGGCTTATCTCCTGCTGTTTGGAGTTCTGCATCTGCTCCTTCATATGTCTTTTGCCACTCTTTGAAGGCATCCTTCCTTCCAGCAGAGTAACTTTTCAGAAGCCTGATCTGCTTTCTCAAATTCATTTCTCTGTCAACAAGGCCGTCCCATCCTTCACTGTTCCCATTTAGGACAGATTTGATCAACTCCCCATATTCCTGAACAATCGGATTAGTAGGGGTTGGCATAGGAAGAGGCCCTAGTCGATAAATCGAACTCTCGTCTCGATCATCCTCAATGATCCCTTTAGTAGATGGAAGAGCCCTCTTGGCAAGTCTTCCTTCTCTATCAAAGTGCTCATTGTACATATCGACAAATTCTCTCAGAGCATCAACTTTCGCTTGCTTCTCATGTGAAATAGGTGTGTAATTCGTCACAGGTGTTCTTGTTCCTGCAAGATCGCGGACGATAGGAGTCCTCTTTGTTAAACTATTCCCAAACTCGTCCAAGAACGCCTCTGGGCCACCTTCCCACATAGCTGCCGCTGATACAAGTGCTGTATCAGAGATGGCTCCAAACATACTTCTTACAGTTGCCTCAACATTCTGAGGAAGAAGACCAACATTGTCTTCTCGAAGCTGATAAACATCATCTCCCCATGTGAAAGGGTTAATGCTTTCTGGAGCTTTCTGTCCAGCAGCACTGAACATCAGTGTTCCGGGTTGAGGAAAACCAACCATAGCTGAGTTATCAAGAGATGTTCCAGCTATGTGCATCATCATATTTCGAACGTCCTCGGTATCTCCTCCATTCATCATGGAATAGAGAGCAGTTGTCCAAGGTGAATTGAAAAGCAACAACTCATGGGGGATTGGAATTTGTATCCCTTCCTCTGGCCTCTTCCCCGGAACACCTATATACAAATTCATAGCTTGATCTCTGCTACTTCTCTCCTCGAAGGCAAACCTGTTATACTCCTCTCCGAGCATCTCATTCCAACCCATGATGACCATCGCAGGAAGACCTAATCCTGTCCATGCTCGGAGATTAGTCTTGATAGGGTCATCAATGAAGGCGTTTCCCATCCTTCTAGTGCCTTGCACCATTGGATTGAAATACGGTGTTGTCTCTCGCAAGAACTCAATGCCTTTACCAACAACAGGAGCGACTGACTTCATTCCCTTGTTGATAGCATCAGCATCAATTCTCTTTCCCTGAGGAGAATATACACGACCACTTCTCGTTGTGTCACCTGTGAGTTTCTTAACCTCTCGAACAACATCTTCTGGATTAGCTCCAGCCTTCACATTCTTTGTGAATGTGGCAAATCGAGGAGACTCCTGAATAGCATCAAACACATTCCTGAAACCATGGATTAGTGCCCTTACAGGATGACCCATTGTTTTCATTCCGGGTATTTTCTCTACAGCGTCTGTAGAAGAACGAGCTATCTCACTGAAAATGCCTCTAGCATTCTCAATGTTTGTCCTCATCAGTGAAGCATCTGTACCACCACTAGCATTTGCAAGGTGATAAAGACTATTCATATAACTATTACTGATCTGCGTAGCAAGAATACTCTTCTGCTGTTGATCCAGAAAAGGTATGTTCATATTACTACGCAAAACATCAATAGCTGCAAGCTGCGTCTTCGCCCAAATCTGCTTAGGAACAGCCGCAATCACATCATAAGGATTAGCTCCTTTCATGTTCCTAGGTAGAAATACCCATCCAGCGAGACTGTCTCTCAACATTGTCATAGGAGCAAACGTTAGAGACAATGGACCAGTTGTGCCCTGTTCAAACAACCTCTTCATAGAGTACATATTTGGGAACTTGGCAACGTATGGATCAAATTTCAGCAACTCACTTTGTAGTTTGCTGCTGAGATAGACCCTCTTTTTGCCTCCCTCATAGAACTCAACCTGACGATCCTTGAATTTCCCTCTCTCTTTCTTAGAGATGGGACGCATCGTCTCTCCACCCCATTGGCTCTGTCGCATTGCCTGTACATAAGCCTGTCGAACGTCATTCTCCATTTTAGAATGAAGAGCAGAACGAGTGTAATCTTTCAATGCTTCAAAAGCATTCGACGTGTTATCAAGATCAGCCAGATCAGTGATCTCGGGCATCTTGAATAGTTCATCCCGTCGTGTATCAAGAGCAGCATCAGCAAGTCTTCTCGCTAGGCTTTCTTGTGGATTAAGTGCTCTCCTACTAATTGGAACATAATTCGGTCTTTCAATTCCGAGCCTCTGCAATTCAGAAGCAGAAAGCATTGCTCCATTTCCCTGAGCAATGTAATTCCTTACAGCAGCTGTATTGTCTTGGTAGATTTTGGAAATCTGCTTGACCTCAGGAAAGCGTTGCTCAATCTGGAAAATTGCAGCATTTGCCTGTCGAAGAAGCCTTTGTGACTTCCTCACATTCACATTGTTCGTGATATTCTGATGAAGAACATCAGTTAGATTTTTGTATTTCACATATCTGTCTGCATCAAGCTTTTGAACAGCCGGAAGTCTATCCACTTGATCAAACAGTTGATCAGGTGTGACATTGACGGAGTAATTCCCTCCAACAGTCCTCAACTTCCCTGTGCGCATCGCTTCATTGATACGCATCACAGCAGACATTTGGGTGTCGTTATCGATCAACCTCTCGATAATGTCAGGATCAGGAACACCAGCCCTTCTTGCAAAGGAAGACAGCACTGTCTTTTCATCCACAGCGTAAGTCTTAAACAAATCACCTGCTGTCTCAAACGTCTTGAGTCTCAATGGACCATATGGGTCGAGCTTGATGACGTCTGTTAACTTAGGCTGTCTTCCAGCCTTCCGAAGACGCATCTTGTTCACTACTACAGGAGTGATAATTGATGCTCCAGCCATGATGCCCATTGCAGGAAGAAGAGCTTCTACAAGAGCAGGATATGACCTATCATTTGTCTCAGAAGTGAGACCGAGTTTGTCAAAAGCAGTCTTATAGTCATCATCTGCGGAGTCAATGACCTCTCTCACAGCCTGATCTGCTACAAGTGCTGTAGTGAAATTTGCAATAACTCTTTTTCCTCCTCCACCGATGACAAGAGGAGTTGCTATCTCAGCAATATTCCCGAGAGTAGATGTAGGAGCAGCCAACCCCGGAATAGGTGCAATAGAGCCAATGATATTCGCAGCGCTTTCCCCTATATTACGAGGATCACCTATCCCTACCTTTGTATTCACGTCTTGCTGTATTTCACCAGCAGTCTTGAGAATGTCATCAGCTGTAATGACGACTTCTCCCTCTTTGTTTTTCAACAAAGGCTGTTGTGTGACAAGCTCCAAACCTTTACCCAACAAACCAGTGAGAGCAACAGGACCACTTGTTACAGCATTAGCTGCTCCACTGACTACTTGTCCCGCTTTTCTTTCAATAGCTGCCGGATCAACCAAATTCTCAAGCATCGATTGTTCATCAAGACGCTGCCTCGTAGCAGCCTCTTCCGCAGCAATTTGAGGATCAATCGTGCTACTAAATCCTCCAATGACTTTCGCAAGTTCGTCATCAGACAAAGCTTCAATTCTGCTGACGTCTTTCAACTTCTCAGCAAGTTCAAAATCTTCGACTAGCTCCTGTTGAGCAATAGCGTTCTCAATCGTTGGAGCATTATTTACTATAGGTTTTGTAGTAGGAACAGGAGTAATCGGCAACACAGCCCTTCTAGCAGGAGTCTGTTCAGCCAAAATCTGAGCAATTTGCTCTTGGAGTAATTTCTCCTCATCAACAATCTTCTGAGGATTAAGCATCCGAGGCTCTACAGAAGTTGTAGTAGGAGGAGTTGGAGAAGTTTCCATTCTCCTCCTGCCTCCTCCTCTTGCTCCAGCAAGCTCAATATGCCAAGGCTCCCAACTCATAGGGAAAGTCAACCCATGAGCAGCCGCATTTGCATGAACCCACTCCTTCGCCTTAGGAGAGAGGAACTTCAAATCGGCAGCACGGCCATGATTATGTTGAGACCTTCCGGGTCGAGCGACCATCTTTCCAGATTTATCACTCTGTTCCCAAAGTTGTTTCTGTCGTTCAATAGAACGAAAGCCTGAATTAACCTTCAACTGCTGCTGTATCTCTGGAGGAGCAGCCGCAATCAATGCAGCAAGAGCAGCATAAAATTCCTTATCCATACCTGAGAAGCTATCAGGGCGAGTAGCTCCTCCTATAGCAAGGTCTTCAAGCCTAGCCATTAAAGATGTCTCCGACATTCCTTAGGTTAGCCCAAGGATCATAGGGTTGCGAAGTCTCATCAACTTCATCATCTTCAAACTGCAACCTACTCAGAACAGCAGCAAGACCGCTCAAGTCTGGAGCAGTCTGTCCAACACTGTTTGCGTATCGAGCATAGGCATTCTGAGAAGCTCCTCGACCACTCTCGATTGCAGCAATCAACTGTCCTAGAGAGTTATCAGCCCTTCCTGACAAATCACGGTTGAAACTGCTAAAGTCTACAGGACTTGTAGTAGTCTGATCCGCAATATTCTTGAAGAAACCAAGTTCTCCTTGTGCTCTGTTCATATCAGCAGCTTCCTCAGAAGCAAAGTTCTGTCTGCCGATCTGTTTCCCTTTAAGGATAGCTTCTTGCAAACTACCAGCATAGGCATCATCTGCCTGTTTGAAGACAGAAGCAATCTGTGACGAGCCTCCAGTGCGCATCAATTGCTTAGCAAGGAGAGCAGCAGCTTGATCAAGCCCCTTTCTCCTACTATTCAAGAGGTCATCTGTAGCCTCAGTAACTGACTCAGCTTCACTTCCTCGCGGTCGATACTTGTATTCATTAAAGGCGCGAGTAAATTCCTCATCGCCCATTTGACTGCGCTCATCCATCCTCTCAGCAGCAGCCCTATTCCTAGGAGCATCTTGAGAAAGATTAGCGTATCTCTCTCTTTGCTCAGCACCAAGAATAGCCTCAGTGATAGGAGTTAGATCATACTTAAACCCTATCCCCGGAATGTATCGAATTACGTTTCCGTAAGCATCACCACGATCAGATCGGGCAAGCTGTTCACTCTTACGATTAGCCCTCTTTGTCTCAAGCAAAGAGAGCCAATCAATGTTAGCTTGTCTCTGTGATGCTCCTGCTCCGAGGATAGCACTTAGAGCAGAGACACCAGCACCAAGAAGAGGACCGATCATCTTATTACCTCTGTGGATATTGATCCAGCAACCTACGGAGCAGATCGTCTTCCATCTCTGGACGAGAAGGAGCAGCCCCCTCTGTCATGATCCTCTCAACTTCCATCATATCAGAGTCTGTTGCAGGTTCTCGACCATACTGCTGAGCAAACATTTCAACCGCTTGTTGAAAAGCTTCACTTTCATACAATTGAGGGCCAGCACTTTGACTTCCGCCTAGTCGAGGATCAGCATATTTCGCTTGTTGAGGAGCTTGAGCTTCTTGCATCGTTGCGAGGATCATATTTGTAATATCACTCATCCTCATTTTCCTCTTCTCTTGGTTTACCAAGATCATCAAGTGTTAACTTTTTCTTTCCATCCTCTTTCGCCCCAATGGAATTGAACATTTCACTGATAGGAGCATCTGGATTTTTGATAACCCTATTCCAAAATGTCATTCTTTGTGTAGGCTTGAGAGCTTGATACTTCTGAATGTCTCTATCAGAAGCCTCTATCTCCATTCCGATCATCTCCGCAGCTTGGAGTGGATCAGGAATAGCCAGAAATTCGTCTTTACCGACCCCTTCGATGGTATCTTTCCTGAGATTAGCCATCACCTTCGGATCGTTCTTGTCAAAACCTCTCCTGCCTTCTCGTCTCATGATCCCTTCATTCATGATCATGTTAGCGATCGACTCAGGACCCGGTTGAGGCATTCCTCCTACAGGTGCTGTAAGCTGTTCACGAGAAGTTTGATTGAGATACCTTCCACCTCTTGGGTTTTTCATGCCGGGGTCTTTTCGGCCCTCTTTTACCATGGTCTTATACTGTTTAGGCTTCGCCTTAGAAGGGGTTCCATCCTTCTTTGTCTTTGCTCGGCCTTCATTTCCTAGGATTTCATCTAGGAGCCAATTCGGAACTTGTCTAGGCATTAGTATTTCCTCACATTTCCACGAGTGAGTTGATCAATGTCTTGCTCAAGCATATGTTGGAGTACATCATTGGGAATAGTTGATGTTCCCGATTTCATTGTCTCTTGCCGCTTGAGTATGTCATCGAACAAACTCTGTTCTTCTTGAGAAAGAGGATCAAGACCTTGTTGGTTCATCCAGTTTTCAAAACCGGGTTGACCTTCCATCATCTCAAATACTTTAGCAAGAACGTCATCATAAAAACGTTCATCGCCTATCTTATTAGAGTTTTGACGGAGGTATTCCATGACTCCTTGTTTAGCTTGGTCTGGCATTCCTCGAAAGTATTCAGACCACTCTTGAAAGTGTTCTCTTCCTCGCTTATTTCTTTCGACTTCGTGTAAGTCGTAAATGCCAACCATCTACAACTCCTGTAGTTAGAAGGGTGAAGTCGGAGCAGTCGTGTCCGCGTTCTCTTCCTCTTCATCGTCATCGAAGATGCCAGCAAGAGCATTCGGATCAAAAGGCGTATTCTGAGCCCCTTGAGCAGCCCCTGCAACACCTGCAAGACCACTTGTATCAAACAAGTTACTCGGAGCAGTAGCCCTGTAACGGTCTCCTAGACCAGCGAAGAAGTCTGCAAAATAGTTATTCAACTCTGTTCCAACATTGAATGGATCAAAGTTAGTACCGAGCCTCAAATTACTCACTGTGGAACGGTTTCTATTGACAAGATTTTCAGCCCCTGCTCGTCCTCCTTCCAGAATACCCAAAGCGACTTCATCTAGTCGGCTTCTTGCTGTAGGAAGCTGTCTTTCGAGGTTCTGAACAGCGGCATTATAGCCACTTCCTGTAATAACTCCTCGATCTCTTAAATTATCGACATAACTTCTAGCTGTGTTCTGCTGTTCTCCGAGAATGGATGCGATAATTTCATCATCCACATCATTTGTGATCCTCGAAGTTGAGAAGCCTGTTGGAGCAATGGAGTCAATAGCTCTCATGTGCCTATTCCGAGCAGCTTCTTGCTCAGCATTATAAACCATTTCTCCAAGGTTCTGGAAATACGACCCCGGATTGGTATCTCCTTGAGGTATTCCACCTCTTACGAGATTACCTCTGCTCCTAATAGCACCTGCATACTGATTAGGATCAAGGCCCTGAGAAGTAAAATAATCAAGAGCGCCTTGAATGCCAGTATCGTAAGCACTACCAAGTCGCTGCTGAAACTCCTGCAAAGCCTGAGCTTCTCGACGTCGCTCTTCCTCTCTTGCTTCTCGGGCAGCCTGTGCCTCAATTCGAGCAACCTCATCACTGTTGTCTTCCGGGGTACCACCACCCATTTAAGCCTCCATCAGATGCACTGATCCAACATACCTAAATCCGAACTTTTGTGCAAATTTCTCAAAAGTCTCGGGACGGAGGCCCGTCACGTTCATAAGTCGGATTTGTCGAACTTTCCTATTCTTCGCCCATTCGATGTAACTTTCTACAAGTTCTGTAGCAAGTTGAGTGTCGCGATGATCTGGATGGATATAAAAGATGTTATCCACAGCCATTACTTCATGACTAAAGATGTAAGCAGAAAGAGAGGCACAAAAGCCTCCAACAACCTGCCCATCTTTCACTGCTACATTCACAAAGAAAGTTAAATTGCGAAGGTTTCCATGAAGGAGATCGCTCATCTTTGTTCGACTGAAACGAATATCCTTCATCGATGACGTAGAGAGATGCTGCTCGATTAAATCAAGCAGCACCTGAATATCTTGTTGCTCGTATCGACGGATCATGTTAATCCTTCACAGGAGGCTGCTCTTTTACGAGCCCTGTGACTCCATCGCGAGAGATATTGATCACGATCTTGATAGTGTTCTGGAGGATTAGCAATCCAGCAGAAATCTGTGCGATCGTCTCGGTATTGAACCCGAATACTGTCAAATCTGCTGCAAGCAAGACGCCTGCAAACAGAAACAGAAAATTCAGGATATTGTGGAAGAAGTTCGTATTCATTTGTCTGACTCTCTCAAAGCTCTTGCCACTGTTGCGTAAGCAGTCGCGGCTACTACAAGTGCTGTAGAAGAGTCAACTGCTGATGGATCACTACAGACGACCTCTGCACCCTTCCATGCAGCTTCAACTTTACTATTTGTCTCTCCAGCAGCGGAAAGAGCAGTGTAAGCAGTTGTCAAAGCTGCACAAACCTTCGGCAGATTGTCTCGGATTGCGGTGTCAACCGTAGGAGAGCAACCTGCTACAAGTGCTGTAGCGAGAAAGATAAGAAACAGTCTCATTTTGTCTTCCTCATCGGTTCGAACCACATAGTCTGATTTCTACCTGTAAGCGTTCTGACCTCATTTGTCAAAACTTCAATCTTTGTAGAGAGTTGATTGGTATCTTTCTTGAGTCCTTCCATAGAATTGATAACAGACTCAGAGAGTCGATCCATTCTCTTATTTGTCTCTGACAAAGAGCCTTCTAGTACTCCAACGCGATAGGCAATATTATCGAGAGGAGCTATTTTCGTATTAAGTTCTAGAACACCGTTATTGATGTTAGAGAATTTCTGATCAGCTTCTTTGCTCCTTTCAACTCTTGACACTTCTATCGCATTGATTGCTTTGTCTTGTTCAGCGTCTTGGTTCCACTGATAATAAAACAAGCCACCAATCATAGCAATAGTTGGTAGATGAGCGACCAGTCTATTGAACAATTGTGGGTCATTGTACATATCACTAGCCACCTGCAAAATGTCGCCAAGGGTGTAGCTCGAAGTGGGGACTGTCGATGAAGCGTTCATCTTTGCTTGATCCATCTCTGTCCCAATCAGCACCCCACCTGATTGGAATGTTGAGTTCCTTGCTCGCCTTTTGAAAGGCTTCGTTCACCTTCGCTAGCTCTTTATGAATGTTGTCATCATTCCATCCTTTGAAAGGATAAGGAATGACGTCAATTGCACAGGCTGGCTTCTGATTATGAGCAGAATTGGGGAAACGAACCTTCGTATTCCCTTTTGCATAGGCATTGTTCTGCTCAACTTTTCCACGGTAAGCTTCGATGATCGTGAAGTCCTGTTCGGTGATCTCTATTGCTCGCCGTGCAACTTTCTGGAGTAGAGGATGAGCCTCTTCTAGATTTTTTAGTGATCTTTCTCCAAACTTAGGCATAGCTTTCTCCTTAGTACATCTTTGAAGAAGAGGCACCGAGAACCATATTCGCAAGTCCTGTGCTATTAACTGCTACAGAAATTGTAGAAGCAGGCTGTCGATAGTCCCATCCCCAAGCCATTGTGTGTGTGCTGGATTTTAGTGTCGCTTCTCCTCTCTTTGTCATGTTAACAAATGATAGAGACGAATTAGCAGCCTTTACTGCTGCTCCAATGATAATCCCTCTCTCTGGAATGTCTAAATTCACGAGAAGATTATCTGTTGAGTTTCCAAAGGTTTCTTCGCCGTCATGACTCGTCCTACTAGGAAAAGAAAGATTAAGCACTACAACATGAGCGATTGTCTCAAAGTTCGTAGTAAAAAATATCTCTCCTACAGAACCTGTAGCAACTTCGACCACTCTAGCAAAACTAGAAGCTAGCAATGTCGTCCCTGCTCCCCCATGAGCAAAAGAGCAATCTGCATCTGATGCTTCAACACCAGCTATTTCAATGTTCTGAGCAAGAACTGATGTAGGAACAGCAGCACTATTCTTTCCAACAAGACCTACTATGATTGCTATCCTTCTTCCGGGGTATGCATTTCCTAGATTAGCATCAAAAGTGTGCGTTAAACCATGCACAGTCGTTTGCTCATCTGTTTGATTGATGAGCTTAGCATGATTTGTTGGGAAAAGAGCAGCAATCATTGCATCGCCTGTATAATGAGAAGACTTCCTGCCTGCGAAACACTGCAAAAACATCTAAACTTGTGACCATTCGTCGTTGAGAATGAGTCTCCAATAACTCTAGTCCAATTGTTTAAACTGATGGCTCCAGCAGATGCTCCATTTGTTATGTCAACAATGATCATTCCTGTGTCTGATCCCGGAGCGAAGGCATGAGCCCCATTGTTTGTGTAATATTGGAGAGGACCATCTCCCATATCAAGAACAATGTTTGATCCAGTTGTTGTGCCAAGATTTAAAGGAATAATCGACAATCCTCCAGTGAAGGTTTGATCTTGCACATTTTTCATTAGAACACTTCCTGTTCCTGAAAGATCAGAAAATGCTCCACTTGTTGCCACTGTTGAAAGACCAAGCAAAGACTTCTGTACTAAGGCATTTGATGCTGTTAGCATAGACCTTCCAGCAGAAGTAGAATTGACTCTGGTGGCAACACTGCCAGACGTAAACATTACAAAGTCACCATTAACAGGTGACAAAGCAGCTATCGCATCAAGAACAGCACTTTGAGAAGCAGAAGAAGTCTCCCAATATGTAGGATGGGCTGCCCTGTCGAGACTCATCACTCCAGATGCTCTAGAAGTGTGGTCTACAGCGCAACGCCATAGGCTTCCATCAACTTCATCGAAGAGTTTCTGTCCAATGGTGTAAGCAGTCGAATTCTGCCAAACTCCATCTGCTACAATACCTGTAAGCGAATTGAGTGCAGCATCGATTGCTCGAAAGTTGTAGTTAACCTCATCGTGCCAAGGACTGTTATTGAAATTCGGCAAGAAGAGATTGAGATAAGTTGTGAACTCGCTCATCGCTTGTAAGTTCCCATCGTTATCAGGAGTGTGATGACTGAGAATTTAAGTCTTTTCGTTGTCGATCCTTTGAAACGCAACTTCAAAAGCTTAAATTCACAAGGAAATCCCCATAGTCGTTCATCGGCGGCTCGTCGACCACCACCATAAGGCTGATCTCCTCCACCATAACCGAGACTGCTTCCTGCAACGAACTCAAGAGATATCGCAGGATCATCTTCTTCCTCAGCAGTATATCGAATGTTATCGACAAAGGCTTCTACAGTAAATGTAGCTGTGCCCTCTGTATCAATAGCGATAAAGCTGAGCCTCTTTTTCTTCGCTCTCTTTCCGGTATCAGTCCAAGGAAGCTCCCAATCAAAGTCAATTTCTTCGCCTTGATAGAGCGTCCAATACTGATTGGTGAGATCGTTATCAAAAATAGCAGAAGTGTGATCTTCGAGACAGATATATGTCTCATCTTCATGAAGAACTTTATCTCCTACTACATAAGCTGTAGCAGTAGCCCACTCGTCATCATAATTACCAATGAGATCGGCTGTGAAGTCTTCATCTTCAAAGACACTATTCCCGTACTGGTAAATCCTGCTCCCACTAGCAAGAAACACCCTTCCTCTGGTTGATGATGCTCCAGCGACAAAGTTCATGTCACAGAAAAAGCTCCATCCAACCTTCTTAAAGCCTTCATCGAAAGTCATGTTATAGATGTTATACTGATCTTCTCCTTTCAAGAAGAACAAAATCTCACCTTCGATCTTGTTATAAACAGCAAAAGAGGCAAGCCTGTTCACTCCATTCGTAGGAACATCAGCAATATAACCAGTCTGGATTTTGTTAGACAGCTTTTTATTCTCTAGTGCAGAACCAAAAGCATTCCTATTAGCCTTCCAAACACCTTGCTCATCAGCAAAAATCAAATCTTGATCTGCTGCACAGATAGTTCTATGACTAATCGTGCCCTGATCAGGAAGAGTATCAAGGATGCGAGGCTTGTGAGTTGTATCATCATACTCTCCAAGGACCACTACAAGACTTGTAGTAGCGAAGTGTACAATGAGGAAGTTCCTGAAACTGCTCAATCCTCGAAGATCACCACCAGTTTCAGCTGAATAGCTTGCGATGTTGATAGATAGACTATCATTCGGAGCATCATCTCCGGGCCATGTGCCACTTGTTCCAGCAGATGAAATATAAATCTCGTCTGGAGATGCTTCAATGCCAGCGACTACGAGATAATTTCCTACAGTAGTTGCATACTTACCAGTAGGTGTAAAGACGTTCGATCCTGTAGGAATATCTTGTAGATACGTTGCAACATGTGTCTTACTGACAATGATAGGCTTATCTACTCCATTATGAATGGTGAGTTCATTCTTAAATTCTGTAAAATCTACAGACGTGAATGTATTCCCCCATCCATCAGGATTACCAGCTAAAGCTCCAGCAATAGTATCATTCCAGATAGCCGTCATAGTTCCACTACCATCGATAGTGCAAACTTCTCCTTCACTCGTGACGACTACGAATTTGTCTCTGAAATAGATAAAATCGACAACATCTCCTGAGACAACGCTGCTAACGTCCCAACGGAATTTAGTACCCCAACGCACAGCCATTGTGCTGTCAGAGTCTCTATGAACATTCTTCATAACTTTCGCATATGAAGTGTTCAAATGTAGATCGTGATCAGTCAAATTGAGTCCTCCACTGAAATCTTTCAGCGAGAACTCGTCAGGAATTGGTCTGGCGCGTCGAGTGATCTTAACTCGGGAGCGTCCGAACGGTGAGAGGGACATGCGCAGTGCGACTCCCTAGTCCTATTCCACCCTCACTGAGGGCCGTCATAAGGTCTTGATATGACGTATCGAATAGGAGTTGAGCTTTCTGTGCAGCTGGAGGGTTAATCCCATCACTATCTAACAAGTCCCAAGCTGCTGCCTGTGCAATGACATGAGAAGGAAAAGGCACGATATCAGTGTTTTGAACAAATGGATCAGGTTTTGTTCTGGAGTAAATGTCTACATCTCCTGTAGCAGTGACAGGCCAGAACTTGATGACTCGTGTTGAAAAGTTGCTATCTCCATAGCGAATAGGTGTAAAATAAAGAGGTGTCGATCCAGTAACATGCAAATGTTCACGACCTGCTGGTCGCCCAACAAGTCGATTTGTTCCAGATATCCTGATCTCTTTGACGTCTTCATAAGCTTTGAATGTGACGTTAGTGTTTAGGATACCTCCACTACCGGATAGAGTGAAGGTATCCCAACCACTAAGCCACTCCCAAAACCTCTTCATGAAGATCATGTCGAACTGGTTCTGGATAGCCCTCTTTACTTGTGGCTCAGTGTAAGTCTGCACTGCTGTACCAGAAACAAGACCCACAATGCTCAACACTTCCGTGACAAGGTCTTGCAAGTTTTTGTAAGCCATTGTGGGTCTCGCTATTAGCCAGCGTAGTGCCTGATACCGTGAAGGCCACCATTGTTATCGTCGTTCACATTGTTGTCCAACTGAACGTCGATCTCAAAGACCTTCGTGCCATTCGGTGTTCCAGTGAGGATATACGTTCCTCGTGGATCACCTGTGGTTGCTGTAGCAGGGTCTGTTACTACAGGTGCTGTAAGAGTTCCTGCCGCAGCGATCGCTCCATCTTCGTACTCACGATAGACAGCACGAGTCTTATACGGCAGACCCATTCTTGTGCCCCATCCCAAATCGATGGTCGTCGCGGCAGTGCCGACAGGAATATTCACCTTATCGACATACTTAAACGCCTTCAAACCTGTGACGGAGTTCGTACCATTGAGAGTGAGAGTCTCCCTCATAGGTTGACCGAGATAATCTCGACCGATGACTATTACAGTACTTGTAGCAGCACCACTAGCAAGCACTGTAACATTCCGACCGAATGGTCCCATTTTGTCGGAGTCGTACAGAACATTGAGCGTCGTGATATCCCCAACCGTTGCGTTATCCGCACCATCGAGAATACCATCGGCATCAGCGAGAACGACTGCTCCAAGGTTTACCTTGTAAGGACCAAGAAGCTGACCAAGATCAGCCCCTGCCTGCATTGCGGGGACATAGTAATTGAACCCCTCAATGAAGTTATCACGCCGCCTTGCGCTCATGGATCAACTCCTCTTTGTTAATGACAGGACCGTGTTTACGAACACAGTTCTTGATGACTTCATCTTCCATTTCCCTCCAAGCCTTCTCACGCTCTTCGGGATTGATGGCGAGCTTAAAGCGACCATAGCAAGTCCTCGTATCATTTGCCTTGTCCAAATTAAGAACAGCAGGCTGACGATTGAGGAAACCTCGCTTCATTGCTTCCTTCTTCGTGAGACGGTACGAATGTCCCGTCGGAAGATAAAGCATATAGCCGCCCTCCTGCTTCGTAGGAGTGACGACGATCTTTTTCGCTTTAGGGTCATAACTGTGCTTATTTCGCACCAGCGTCCCTTCGATAGGCCGAAGCACAAATTCAAGCCTCGGCCCTTTCAAGTCAATGGCTACAGACATTCTCAGACCTCATTGGTTCCAGAGGCGTGGGTACGATAGTTCTTCCAGCTTGCTAGCTGGTATTCCATGATGTACCGTCGGCCGATTGCGTCCATATTCCAAGGAGCGGTGAGCTTCTTCACCTTCATATTCGCAGACTTGAGAATATGAATGCTCAGGAACTCCTCATTGATGAAATAGAACTGATCAGGATGAAGAGCCTCATCGTAGATGATGGGGATACCCTGATGCGTTGTTCCCTTGATACCAAGATTGATCAACTGCTTTCCAAAGCCAGTCGATGAAAGCGAAATCTGCGTCTTGTCGCGAGCAGCGGCTCGATGAAGACGGAAGATATTCCTTCCAACGAAGATGACTGTTGGCTCAGTATCATCGACGTGGAGATCGAGGAGAATGTCATCAAAGGCTTCCTCGATGTTATTCTCATCGAGAGCACCATTGAAGTCATATGCCGAAGGACGGAACAGAGGCTCGTTCGCCAAGTTCATTCCACCTACAGAACCTGTAGTAGGATCGGGAGGGAGAAGGTTCGGAAGACCATTCGGGTCCTGTCCTGTGTTGAGAGTGACAGCCTTCGTCCTCTGGAACTTCTTGATAGCATGTTCCAGAGCCTTGATCTTGCCCTCAAGAATTTTGATGATGACTGCATCACCTTGGTTCTCATCATCTTCCTGATCGGACATGATGAGAGTGCCAACCATACGAGTCATGTTGTAGAGAACGGTGTCAAACTCACTCGTCTCATCTACAGGGACTGTATCGTAGTAGGTTGCAGTCGTCACATTCGGATTGCTGCCAGTGATGAGAGGGTTCTCAATCTCTGGTCCGCCATCTTCCATCTTAATCCTGCCCTTTGCAGCAAGATAAGTGTAGACGCCTCCTGTGAGAGTAGCCGCAAGGATTAGTTTCTTGCGGCTGCGATTGGCCATCGCATGAATGATGGTTTCAGGGGTTGCCATTTATGTCTCCAAGGCTTGGATATCGCGAAGCAGATCACGACCAATCTGCTCAAATGACTGATTAGGATCAGCAGGTTTAACGGAGAGAAACCTCTTCGTCTTATCTGTCCTAGCAGCCGGTTGATTATTTCGCGGAATGACCGGTCCAGTAGGCTTTTGTTGTTGCTGCTTACCTCTTGCAGCATTCACAAGGATTTCTGTCCAGATTTCATCTAACGTCATGTGAGGAAAACGAGT